GGTCTGAGCCGGAAAATCGGCTTTGGACAGAGGCTTCAGCAGTTCCATCGGTGCGACGTCCTTAAGCAAGGAACTTGAGCTTATACAGCGTAGAGAGATACAGCGCGACAATTTCGTCAACGATGTTTTGAAGCGCCGTATCGCTTTTGTCCATGACCTTGTAGCGCATGTCCTCGATGTCCTTGAGGTTGTCCTCAAGGAACTCGACGATGTTGTTGGTCTTTTTGGCCGACATGAGCGCAATCGGCCCGATCAGCCCGTGCCGGCCCTGGTATGCCTCGGCCAGCGTGTCCGCGAGGTCAATTACGCCGTCGTAGAACTTCTGAAGGGCCTTGTGCTTGGCGTAGCTGCGGGTGTTCAGATGCACGGAATGGGCCGTATCACGGGCTAGAAACAGCGTTCCGATGAACTCAGCGCAGCTGCTCATTGCATCGGCCCTCCTGGGGCCATTTCAGGCGGCAGGGGGGCCATTTCGGGCTCCATGACAGGCATCTGGCGCTCCATCGGGGTGTTTCGACCCACAATGTCACCCGTGTCCATCGCCGCGGCAATGGTGCCCATTACGATGTCTTGGATCTGTTCCGGCGTCATGCCCGCCTGGACGGCCGAAATGCGCTTCGTCTCGGCGTCATACGCCTTGATCTGCACTTCCTGCGCCTCGATGGACTGCTCGACGCGCTGGAGCATCCCAACGACCTGGTTCAGCTCCTTTGTCAGTGCCTCGATCTGCATCTTGGCCATCTGCATCTCGGGCGACTGGTCTTCGCCTTCCATGACCTTCGGGTCGATGATCTTGGCGAAGCGGGCCGCCATCTCCTGAGCGCCTGGCCAGTCCATGTTCTTGATGAACAGGTCGCCCGCGACGGTCCAAAGCTGCGGGTTGGACTGAAGCAGCATGGACATGGCGTCCAGGGCTTCCTGGCGCTTGGTCATGTAGCCAGGCCCGGTGGTCACGCAGACGTCGTAGACGCCGACCGACGGGTTGTAGATCTTGTCGATAACCAGCCCGTTCTCGTCGCGGATCTCCTTCACGGGCTCCGGCTGCGTCGGGTTGATGCGGACCATGCCGACCTCGCCGTCGAGGCCCACGATGCGGGCCACACGGGCCGTGTCGTAGATCTTCGGGATCAGATCGACGAGCTGGCGCGTGACGTAGCGGATGGCGCGGGAGAGGTTATCGACGAAGTGGTACGTCCCGGTGTCGCCCTGCTTCTCGCGCGCCAGGATGGCCCGGCCAGACCGCTCGTTGCTCTGGGCGCCAAGGCTGCTGTCGTACTGGCCCGTAGTGGACTTGATGTCGTCGGAGGCGCCCAGCTTGGCCTGGATGAGCCCGGTCTGGGCCAGCGGCGGCGGGGCGCGCTGGGGCAGCGGCAGAGGCGAGCCGGCGCCGTCGGTGACGTCCGGGTTAACCTCCAGGTACGGCCAGTTGTTCGTGTTGGCCGTCTTCCAGTTCATCTCGTAGCCTTCAAACTGGCCGCCATAGCCAATGAAGGGTGCCTTGGGGGCCAAGGCCAGCATCTCGGCCTCCTGGCTGACCCAGTAATTGTACATGCGCTGGGCGTCCTTGGCGTTCCGCACAAGGCCCGAGACGTAGAGCTGGCCGTCCACTTCAAACTCGTTGCCGACGACGCGCACGACCGGGATCCACTTGCCCGCCCAGTCGCGCTCCTCCAGCACTTCAAAGCCGTTGGTCTTGAGCCACTTGACCTTCTTGCGGTCCACTTTGCGGGTCCGCAGCGGCTTGCCAAACATGGCCTTGAGGGCCTTGTCTTGCGGCGTGCCGGCGAAAGCCGTGATGTTGTCTGGGTAGAGGTTCAGCGTCGCGGCTTCATGCTCGTAGTAGAAGTACTCCGCGATGCGGACCATGTCCTCCGACAGCCACTGCGACAGGCTTTGGTCGCCCACGCCCTGCGTCATGAGGCTGGAGATCGGCGCGGCGTCCGGGAACATCCGCTCGTAGTCGGCTTTGCTGACGTCCTCGGTAATAAAGCACCACTCGGCGTCAGAGCCGCACGGATCCTGGATCGCCGGGTCCATGTAGACCGAGAAAGCGTTGCGGATGCGGCCGATCTTTAGATCCTGGTCGAAGCTGTCCTCGCGGCAGTACTCCGTCAGGATGCGGATGTAGCCTTCGCCGTAGGTGACCTGATTGTCGCAGGCGGTGTCGTAGGCGACGTCGGCATCCGAAATGTACTCGATGTGCCGGACCATGCCGTCGAAGATCTCAGCCACGCGCACGTCGGCGCGGTCGTCGGCCGGGATTACCTTGCCCGTCGGGCGGTTTTGGCGCTGCTCGTTCGTCACCTGACGGACGTGCTGCGGCAACTTGTTGATCGTCAGGCAGGGGCGGGCGTTGATCGTCTGGCCCTGCACCGACCCGCGGGTGGCCAGCACGTCAGCCGGCCATTGCCATTGGTTATCGGGCGAGCCTGCCATAAAGCGCAGGTCGTCCAGTTCGTCTTCGCGGCTGTCCGAGTACGCCGACAGCGCCATCGTGTAGCGCCGGCGCATGACGGACAGGCGATCCGCCTCGTCGCTGTCGGAGACGCGCCCGGCAGCCTGTACGTCGTTCGCGGCCATGCCTACTTCTTGCCTTTCTTGGCCGCTTCGCGCTTGGTCGAGTACGCGATTGCGACCGCCTGTTTCGGCGGCTTGCCGGCGGCAATCTCAGCCTTCACGTTCTTGCGGAACGCTTCCTTGGAAGCGGACTTCACCAGCGGCATGTCACTTGCCCTTCTTCGCGGGCTTGGCCGTCTTGGCAGACTCGCGGAAGGCCGCCGCGGTGGGCGCGCCCTTGGAGCCCGGCTTCCGCATCTTCTCGCCAGAGCCGGCGGCGATGCGGGCCTTCTTCGCGTGGATGTTGGCGTACAGACCTGGCTTGGCCATCAGCACTTCCACCTTCTCATGCTTGCCTTGGCGCGGTCGGCGTTCTCCGACTTAGCTACCACGCCCGCCATTCTTGAGCAAAAGGATTTCTTACGAGCTTTATCCGCGTCGGTCTTGGGGCTGGGCGCGGGGGGCTTAAGATTGGAGCCCGTCTCGCGGTTGTACTTGGCCCGGCCCTTTGCAGTCAGGCCGGCGCCCTTATCCGTCGGTAACTTCTCGCCGCGGCCTACGGCCAGGGAGACGCCCTTCTTCGGCATTACACGCAGTGAATGATGGCGTAGTTGATGACGACCGCTTCAGACAGCGGGCTGGCGCTGATGTTCCGCACCGTGATGGAGGCCGAACCAACCGCCTTGCCCGAAACCCAGCAGTTGTAGGCCCCGGCGGTCGCGTTTTCCGACACGCTCAGAACCATCACGTCGTTGAGGCCGATCTTGCTGTTGTTCAGCGTGAAGGTGACGTTGGTCGTCGCGTTCAACGCGGCGTTGTTCATCGTAATGCGGCCCGCCGAAGTGTTCAGCGTCACGGCGGTGGACTTGCTGGTGAGCTGCGTCACGGCGCCCTGAGCGGCGGCGGCGTAGCCCAGCTCGTCGGAGGCGTAAATGTCCACGCCGCTGATGTCAGTGCCGCTGACGGTTGTTGCGTTGACGGTATCAGCGCCGATAATGTTTTGGTCTTCGTAGGCGACGCCAATCGGCTTGGTGTTGCTCGACATGTTTTAAGATCCCATCCAAGACGTCTGTATGCCGCCCGCAGCATAATTGCGCCGCGGAGCCCTGTCCACATATTCCCGATGGGCCACCGGAAAGGCGAAGGTGACGGCGATAGCGTCGGCCGCGTCGGGGCTGGCCAGCCCGCGGGCCTTCATGTCCTTCTTGCTCTCCAGGTAGATCGTCCCCTTGCTGTCGGGCTTCATCATAGGCCCAGTCAGGTCGTTTTTGAGAAAGCGGTCCTGCGGGATCGACCCCGTTTTGAGCCACTCCCGCATCTCGCCCCACATCTCGGCGCGCTTGTTGCCCCACATCACCGGGTTTTTCGACTTGTTGCCGAAGTTGACCCCCTTCACCTTGTACCGCTGCTCCTTGAGCCGGTCCACGATACCAGCGCCCAGGCCGCCCTCGTCGATGACCACCAGCGCCGGCTTGTACGTCTCGATGGCCTCGATGACGTGGCCGACGACGGTCATGGTGTCGTCGCCCTTGTGCCGCTTGATGGCGACGATGTCGCGCCCCTGGCGGATGGCCAGCACCGTGCTGTCGCTGCCGAACCTAGCAGGGTCCACCCCCAGCACGACAGGCGCCGACGGATCCTTGTGCGCCTGGCGGCGCATGGCGTCGTCCACCAAAGACGCGCCGATGAACTGATCGTCGGAGGCGTTGGGGAACTGCCCGTAGACCTCGACGTGGGCCTGGGTGCTGTCCGGCCCGTACTCGTCGATGATCTGCTGGTAGACCTGCTTGTCGGTGCCTTCGACCGACCTGGCGTCCACGATCTTCGTGCCCCAGAAGTCCCGCTTGGAGTGGAAGCACTCGTAGAAGTACCCCGCGTTGCGGCGGGGGTTGCTGAACGCCAGCCAAAAGCGATGCGGCGTGTTCTCGGTGAAAAAGCCCGCGGCGACCGACCAGATCGTGTCGTCGATACCGCTGGCCTCGTCGTAGATCAGCATCACGCCGTCGAAGTTGTGGACGCCCGCGTAAGCGTCGGGGTTCTCAGCCGACCACAGCCGGCCCTCGACGCCCCAGTAGCGCGTGCCCATCTTGAGGTCGCGCTCAACCAGCTCCGTCAGCCACTTTGCTGGCATGACGCGCGTCGCGCTGACCTCAAACCAGTGGCTGTTGAGGCTCATCGAGAGCCACTTGGTGATCTCGGCCCAGGTGACGGAGCGAAGCTGCGCCTCGCTGTTGGCTGACACGATGGTCGTCGAGCCGATCCTGGTCGTCAGCATCCAGATGACCAGCCAGGACACCAGCGCCGACTTGCCGATGCCGCGGCCGGACGAGATGGCCATGCGGAAGGTGTCGAAGTCCACCTTGCCGTTGTTGCTGCTGATGTGGTCAGCCAGGTTCTGCAACACCTCGCGTTGCCACTTGCGCGGCCCCTGGAAGTGTTCCAGCGGCGTGCCCTTCTGGCCCCACGGGAAGGCGAACAGCACGAACTTGAGCGGGTTGTCCTTGATGGCCGGCGTCCACAGCCGGCTCATCAGCTCCATCTCGTCGTCGGGCGAGTACTTAACCGTCTGCACGGATCCGCTCCGGGTAGGGCTTGGCGTCCTCGGTCAGCGTGGGTGCGGGCTCTGCGACCCCCTCGATGACGCGGCGCTGCGCTTCTTGTAGCGCGTTCGTGATCGAGATCGTCTGGTTGACCTCGACCGTCACGGCCTGCTTCGCCACCCAGCCGTGGACGTGCTTCAGAATGTCGAGCGCCGCCTTGGCGTCGCCCTCGCGGGCGGCGGTGTGCAGCACGTCGGACATCTCCATTTCGCCGTCGGCGCGTCCCTTTTCCTCGGCCAGCGCCGCCAGCGGGTCGAACTCGCAGAGAGTGCGGTACTCTGCGGGGCGCATCCCGGCGGCCAGCGCCAGCGTGTCCCCACGCAGGCCCTTGCGCGCCGCGTTGTAGATGGCCTCCAGCCGCGCTTCCGTCGCTTGCAGCCGCCGCGGCTCGTACGGGAGGGAGAAGATGGTCATGCCCGCTTTGTATCATGTTGTGTGACGCGGGTGCAAAGGGCTTGCAAAAAATAAAAAATTGCTTGTGGCTCCTCCGGCCCTGGACCGGGCGGCCCGCCGGCCCCCTCCCCCCCGGCTGCCTGCATTATACAATCTATTGCAGCCAATGCCCGATCGATTGCTTACGTTATACAATATGTTGCAAACAATCCAACGTCTGAACATATGAACAACCATTCATATGAACAGCTGTTCAAGTGTTTATGTGTGCATATGACCAGGCATTGGAATGTATACGCCGCGGCCTGGCGCGTGGGATACGCAATCTCCGCAATGCGGAGAGAGGTTAGCGCGCGGTATGCGAGCCATCCGCAGCATCCGTAATCTCCGCAATGCGGAGAGGGGCCAAGCGGCGGCATGGCGTATCTGCGCGGGCGTGATGCGGGCGCGCGACGACGAAGCTACGCGGCCATACGTAACTCCGTAGTCTACGCACGCGGTTTTGAGTCGGACGGCCTGCTATCCCTATAATACACATGTTATAATATAACACTTATACCTAAACAATATACAACAGCACTACGGAGATAGCGGAGAGGCCGCGCTATCTCCTTGGAATCGCGGCGCTTTTCGCTCCGCGCCCGTTTGCGTAGCTCCGCACGGACCACGCACGGAAAAAACCGCGTTTTTCGCCCCTTTGTTAACTCCCGTCCACAAACCGATTCTGTTGCATTGCGACGCGAGAAAAATATGCATCTGGCGCTACATTTTCTGTTGCAATCCGTCCGGCCGTGCATATACTTCTCTTGTCGCAACCGATAAGGGATCGGACAGATGGCCAAGACAGAACAGCACTACCTTATCGCCTACCGCATTGGTGGCGAGCTCATGTGCAAGTGGCGCCGCGTTCTCGGCGCGTACACGCTCGCCGATGCCCGCGCGAAGCAAGCCGAACTCGAACGTATGGGTTACGCGTCTGTCGTCGAGCGCGAGCAATCTGCGCTGGCGCTTGGCTTGCCTGTGGGCTGGCGCGCTACCGCCGTTGATTGGGAGCGCGACGAAATCGTTTACGGCACGCATGAGACGCAATGGACATCCCACAAGCTTCTATCTGCGCGCTGACGCTCGCGCCCGCGCGGTCCTACGGGACCGCGCATGGCGAGCGCCAGTAGCTCGACAACACAACGGAGGACAGGACCATGCCATTTGACGGAACATACATAGACAATGATGTAGACACTATTCGCGCGCTGCTATTGCGTGGCGACGCATCCGGCGTGGTGCTGTATCGCGGCCCCAGCGCCATCAATGGCGCGCCTATCGTGGTAGTGGCCACAGCCTGGGGAGGCTCGGCCAACAGCAAAACCGGCAACATGGTCCAAACCTATATCGTCGCCGACGGCATGCATCCTGTAGAAGCGGCGCAAACCGGCGCCGATGCGGCCGTGTGCGGCGCATGTGCCCATCGCCCGGCGTTGTTCAAAACGGCCGGCGCCGCGCGCTGCTATGTTAATCTCGCTTTTGGCGCTAATAGCGTGGCGCATGGTTTGATGTCCGGCGCGTACATCGACGCGACATGGATGTCAGCCAGTGATCTGGCGCAACTAGGGGCGGATTTGGCAATCCGCATTGGCACGTACGGCGACGGCGCCGCCGCGCCGTTTGCCATATGGCGAGCATTTACAAGTCGCGCGCGTACATGGACAGGATACAGTCACCAATGGCGCGCGTTTCCCGCTTTCGCAGCGCTGTGCATGGCTAGTGTGGACAGCGAAGCAGAAGCAGAAGAAGCGCACGCTATGGGCTGGCGTACATTTCGCGTCGCAGACCCTGTAACATGGGCGAAGATGTCGGGCGAAGGCCTATGTCCTGCTAGCTATGAAGCCGGAAAGCGTACGACATGTGTCGATTGCGGCTTGTGTAGTGGCACCGCTGGCAAGGGGCGCGCGTCTATCATGATTCCGGACCATAGCAGCGCCGGCAACGCCGCCAAGCGCCGCGCCGGGATCATGCCGCCGCGTGTGGTGATCCGCCGCACGCCGGCCGCCGCATAGCGCAACAAAAATAGTTGCGCCCTACGGGGCGCGCCCTATACGCTTCCCTAATCGCAACCGATAGGACACGCGAACATGCGCTATACATATGCTTACGGATACCGCACACGCGACGCCGCCGAGGCTGCGCTTGTAGATTGTTTCGCCAATGGTGACGTGTCGCCCGGCGAGGATTCGCGCGTTGAAGCCTATGCGACGCGCGAAGGCGCGACGCGCTATCGCATCACACTTGCAGGCTGAGAGGAACTACCACCATGCAAACGCTTCGCACCATCGCCCGCTTCATCGGCGGCGTCGCCGCCATCGGGCTGATCGCCGCCGCCTTCTACTTGGCCCTACTCGTGACGCCTTGAGACCTATTGCGTCACGCCATAGATAACGCTACAGAGTTTCTCGCGACCATCGCACACAAGGGGCAGACACCATGACAACCACGCACACGCCCGGCCCATGGCGCGCCATGCCTGACGGGTACATCCAGCGCGACGCCGCCATGCCTTTTGGCGGCGCCGTGATAGCGCATGTTCGGCACAGCACGCCCAATCGGCAAGCCGCCAATGCGCGCCTTATCGCCGCCGCCCCAGAGCTGCTGAACATGTGCGAGCGGCTGATAGGCTTCGCGCATCATTACGCCGACGCCAACGCACTATTGGCCGCACAAGGCATGCTGGACAGCGCGCGCGACCTGATCGATGCCGCTAAGGGGAGCAACGCACCGTGAGCTACTATCCCATCGTCATCTGGCGCCGCGATGCATGCGGCGCCGTCGCCAGTGTCGAGCTATGGCAGGGCGACACGCTGGCCTACTCGACCGCGCATGATCCCGAACCGGATGAAGCCCTGGCCAGCCTGCTGCACAACGCCCGCGAGCACTACCGCGCGGATCCGCACGACAGGGACGCGCTGCCGCCGGATTACGCTATCGTCGCCGCATGGGAGGAGTATCTGGCATGACCGACCGACCCACACCCGCCGCCATCAACGCCGCCGCCATTGGCGGGCGTCTCGCGTCCATTCTGGACCGGCTGCAAGCCTTGCACGCGGACGCTGAAATTGCCCGGCTCCCGCAAGGCGTCGTCATGGGGCTGCATTGGCTGGCCGAGGACGCCGCCAGCACGCTCGCGCACCTTCACGGCATGATGGCCGAGAGGACCGACACGCCGTGATCCTAGACCTACTGATCCGCGCCGTGGCCATCGCCGCGGCGACGCTACGCAAGAGAGGGACACCATGAGCGAAGACATGCACCACCGCTTTCGCGGCGACGACCTGCAACGCTACCGGGCCGCGCTCTACGCCCAATGGCGCGCCGCGCGCGACGGGATCGTGATCCCCGACGAGCGCACGCACCCCGACCGGATCACCGTCGAATGGGACGATGAGGACCGCGCCCGCGCCGTCATCTTCTACGCGGTCGGGATAGATGTCCGGGTGCGGTTGCCATGACCGCCGCCCGGCCTGCCACGCGGGACGAACGCGGCAGGCCGGGCGATGCGCGGGCCACGGGGGAGGTCGGCCACAGCGCACGGCGGGCGCGACCACCGCAGCACCGCCACCAACACCGTTACACAAGACAGGGATAGACCGCAATGGACGTTATAGATTGGCTCAAGCTGATCCTTATCGGGATCGTCGCCAGCATCGGGGTAGCCCTGCTGGTGGGCTATCTCCTGCTGCGCAACATCAGCGCGGACGAGGACCGTTGGCCATGATCCGCATGACCCCGCCACCCTTCCGCACGATCCGCGTCTTGTGCGCCTCCATCGCCGTCCATGAGCATCTGCTCAAGCTCGCTTATGAGGGCGGGGAGGAACACTGGCGGATCCAGCGCATCCTCGCGGACCTCGGGCGCCAACTGGACGAGGCCGAAGCCGTATGGGCGCGTCACAACAAGCGCGAGCCCGCCAAGCCACCCACCAACCCAACCCAACAGGAAGCCCGAGCATGAGCGATATTGTGAGCCACCTCCGCAGGCGGAAAGCCGACTTTCTACAGCAGAAGGCCGCCGACGAGATCGTGCGGTTGCGGGAAAGGCGAAACGAATTGATGGGCGCGCTTCTCGCGTGGCTGTATGCCAACGATGTGGGCGACGAACAAAAGCGCGCCGATGCGGTCGCATACGCCCGCAGCGTTGTCCGGGACGCCGACACGTGAGCCTGACGGACGACCTGACCGCCATCGCCGACATGGCCGCCGCCATGGCCGTCGAGGGGGACCCCGCCCGCGCTATTGTGGCGCTGGAGCTACTGGCGCTGGTCATGCCCGATCTAGTCGAGCGGGCGCGGCTGCTGGAAGGCCAAACGGTGCCGCCCCACTGGCGGCGCCAGCCATGGGACGGCCAGCCCGCCGGCAACGTCACCCCGCTGCGGAGGCCGGGCCATGCCTGACCGCGACGCCCGGCGGCTGGAGATCGTCACACAAGGGCGCCAGCAGGGCCGGACGTGGGACCAGCTCGCGGAGGATGTCGGGAACATCACCGCCAAGGGCCTGAGCGCCTGGTGGGCCAGCCGCACCCGCACGGCGCAGGCGCAAGCGCAGTTCCGCGCCCGGCTGAAGCGTCCGCTGGACGTGAAGCCCAACACTACCCCGCGGGCCTGCCTGCGGTGCAACAAAACGTTTGACAGTGAGGGGGCGCATAACCGACTGTGCGCCCCGTGCAGATACGCAACAACGTGAAGGGACAACACAACATGACCGACACTCTGACCATTCCGCCTGAGGCGCAGGCGTTCATCCGGGCGGCGCAGGCCGACCGCGACATGACTTGCCGCCAAGTCGCCATCCTGGCCCTGGTGGCCGAGCATCCCGGCGAGAGTAACAAGATCATCGCGGAGACACTGGGCCTGCCGAAGCCGGTGGTGACGCGCACCGCCGACAAGCTGATCGAGCTGGGCCTGCTGAAGCGCCGCACCTCGGTCATGGACCGCCGCAAGGTCGAGATGACCGTGACACCCGCCGGCGCTCGGCTGGTGCGCGAGATCGCCAGCGCGTGACGCAGACAAGGGAGATTGACATGGGACGCAACACAACCGAGGCCGCTGACATCGCCATGAGCAGCGCCTTCGCCGCAGCCGAGCAGGTGGCCGTGCTGCTGGACCGCTATGCGGGCGACAACGGCACCGACCCCGCCGTGATCGAGGGCTGGACCGACATGCTGCGCCAACTGGCGACAGGCATCTACGCCACGCTGGGCGCTCCGGCGGTGATGCTGCCGAGCGGCGGGCTGGTGCCGGCGGCGCATCTCAACATCTACAAGGGGGACGAGCCGTGAGCGACCGCATCATGGGGCCTGTGCGCGAAGCTTTCGCCTACGCCCACCCCGAGCGGGTGCAGCTCGTCCTGCACGGCTTGGACCACAAGGATGACCGCGTAGCCGAGCTGACGCCCATGCAGGCGCTGCGCTTGGCTGAGACGCTGGTGCGGTCGGCGCTGGAGATATTGAAGACATGAGCGACATCGTGGAGCGGCTGCGACAAGAGGCCGAGCGAGCGGCGCTATGCGTCGATAGTGACCACGACGGCCTGTGCGCCGAAGCCGCCGACGAGATCGAGCGGTTGCGTCGCATCATCAACGCGCGAGAGCATTACCTCGTCTGGAACCCCATCGAGACGATGCCCGAGAACCGTCAAGTGCTGGTGTCGGACGGCGTGCTGGTGCGCCCCGGCACCCGCGATGGTGCGGACGTCATCCACGCCCCTTTCCCCATGCAAATCAAGTTATGGCTTTACTGGGCCGCAATGCCCAAAGGCCCGGAGGTTTCGAACCATGGAAGGTGACAAGCCCATGCCGTCGCAGCAAATGGAAGGCGTTTTCGAAGTAATGCCGGCGGAGGACGCCAAATGGTTGCGAGACAGCACGGCGCAACTGCTGTCCGCCAGCGTTGACCTGCTGAAGACCTTTCGCGGCCTCATGGACTGCGGCGACGTCACCATAACGACCAAGACCGAAGATGCCAGCAAGTTCTTAGTGGAGGCGCTGACCCGTTTGGAAGACGCCGTTAAGGTTGCCGCCGACCATGAACGCCGGCGGCGGGCGCAGGAGGCCACCGCCGTAATCGGGACCGCCGCCGCCCCCACCGGGCTGGAAGTTAGGGGCGGCTGATGCTGACGCAACTGAACCCGCCCCTGCCACTGCTCACGCCTAAAGGGAAGGCGTGGGCGCATCTGGTGATCGACTACGGCCCGGAGGCAGACCTCATGTGGATCTGCTTCCAGGATGAGGACGGCGCGTGCTGGACCTGGTCCAACCGCGAAGTCCGCATCCAGGCCAACGCGACGCTGGGCCGCGTCAGCTCACGACCTTAAGATCCACGACCTTCGGCGCGGAGCCCTGCTCGATCATGCGCCGAAGGTCGCTCTTGGTGTACACCTGCGCGATTTCGGGCGCGGCAAAGATGTGCTTCCGCGTCCTGTAGTCCGTTGACTCGACGCGCCCGACATCCACCCAGCCGGCCTCCTGGATCGCGTGCAGCAGCGCCGCCTGTGGCACCTTGGACCCGGACGGCATCAGCGCCTGGAGGCGATCGCAGACCGCGTGGAACGGGCCGCCGATGACGCCGCGGGCGAACTCGCCCTGGCGGTTCCGCACCATCTCGACGATGACGCTCTCGGCCATGCTCATCGAATGCTCAACCAACGACTCCTTGACATCCGTCATGGGCGGGGCGGCGCCAGGGTTAAACGCCGTCACGTCACGGGCGTACAGCCAGCGGGCGATGGCGGCGAAGCCGTCCTGCTCCTTGTACCAGCGCCACATCGCCTGCGCCTCCTTCGGGTCCATGCGGCTGGCCGTGGACCAGATGACGAACCAGCGCCGGTCATCGCTCGACAGCGTGATCGGGATCATGTCGTTGGAGAACGCCAGGACAAACGCCCGGTTCAGCGTGTCGTAGGGGTGCAGGCCCTTGCGGTTCACCACCAGGTATTCCGGCGGGGCGGCGATGATCGGCTTGAGCCGGTTTGCCAACGCCCGGCGCTCCCGCGCCTCTGGCTCCTTCAGTTCGTTCAGAAGGATGACCTCGCTCTCCAGCGCGTAGCCCCACTGGCTGTTGATCGTGTCGCCGTCGATGAGGCCACGGTTCACCAGCGTCGGGCCGCAGACCGCCCACATGAACGGCGCCCACATCGTGTCCTTGCCGCTGCCACCGTGGCCGCCGTGGAGGATCGCGTGGTTGATCTTGGCGCGCGGGTTCTGGACCTTGAACGCCATCACGTCCCAGATGTGGTCGAGATCCGCCGCATCCGGCACCAGCCGGCGGCAATGGTCGAGCCAGCGCGACACGTCACCGCCAGGCGCTGCCCACACGTCCGGCCGGGCATCGACCCAGCGGTTGCCGTAGACCTCGCCGTTGCGCGACACCAGCACGCTCTCGCCCGCAGCGTAGGTCACGCCCACCAGCACCCGCGCGCCCATCGCCTGACGGTTCTCATCATAACAGGTGCTGGCCTCGATCTTCTTGCCGCTGTGGATGGACCGGCAGGGGATGTGGCGGAACAGCGCGTTAAAAGCGTTGCGGCTGATCTCCCGCCGGTCCACCAAGTCGAAGTAGCAGTCGTCCGAGAGGACGTAGGCGAAGCGTTCGTACCAGCCCGCCTTCTCGACCCGGCCCAGCTCCTTGCGGTCCACCTCTGCGATGATCTCAGCGGCGCGGTCGGGGAAGTTTTCCGTCGGCGTCAGCTTGTCGAGGGTGCGCGACATCTGCTCCGCCAGCAATTCGTCCCGCAAGCCGTGACCGGCGCGGGGGCCGCCCTGGTCGCAGACCCACTTGAGGAAGGCGGCGCTGTCCAGATGCTCGCAGTGGCCGTGATAGCAGCAGAAGGCGCGGTTGATCGGATTGTAGCGGGCCTCGTTCTGGCCGGTCGTGTGTTCCGCCGCGTTCGGGCAGACGACGCCCAGCCAGCCCTCTTGGTTGACCGCCGACAGGACGAGCCCCTGCTCGTTCAACCACTCCAGCACCGCGTCCTTGCCCGTGTCGCGCAGGCGGAAGACGCTCTGGGACGCCGTGTCAGCGGGCGCTGGCGTGACGCCTAGGGCCTCGCAGATCTGCGGGAGGGTGAATTCGCGGTTAGGGTGGAACTCGACCAAGCGCGCCTTGAAGCCGTCGCGGCCGGGCTTGAGGTTGACCGACTCCGGCAGTCGGAAGTTGCGAACGGCGTTGGTTGCGCCAGGGTCGGTGTAGCCAGCAGCGGCGATGGCCGTCATGGCCGCGGTGAATTCGCCCTTGGTCGGCTGCTCCGCGAAGGCGTAGCCCCACTGGAAGGAACCCTCGCTCGTCTCCATGATCCACGTCGGGGCCAGGGGCGGCGTCTTCGCCTTCGTGCCCACATCGTCCAGCATCATCACCAGGACGTATTCGCAGTTGCCGGCGGATGCGGACGGCTGGCCGTCCTTGAAGCGGTCGATGATGAAGGAGCCGGTGTTGGCGTACCACGCGCCGTCGTTGCGGCGCTTGGACGGCATGAAGGCCGGCCAGGTGTACTTCGGCGTGCCGTCTGCGTGCAGGGCCTGCTGGCCGTCCCGCAGCACCGCCTTCTGCCGCACCACCAGCAGCGTCTCACCCTTGGGCGCGAGCCCTTGCAGGAACTCTACGAAGTCCATCTTCTCCCCCTTACTTGCCATACCTGGTCATCACCGCAGCCTCGATGTTGAGCGGTATCCCTGCCGCCCAGGCTGGTGGTGAACACATGATGCGCTGCATGGCGGCCTGCGCCGCCTCCGGGTCG